GCACTAAACACATTCTCACAATCCGTCGCCCTTATGCATTGTTGAGAATAAAGAGAGATGCGAGGGTTGAGGTTTTTGCCACGGAATTTGATGCGGAAGTGGTAGGCTACACCAGAGTTAATCAGTGCAAAATAAGAAGAATTTATGCACCCTCCATCGGTAAGTCCGTTAAGAACGCAGACCTGGAATCTATTTGAAGAGACAGCCGTTGCATACCCAGAATAGTATGATGTAGCGACTCCAGTTATTACTGTTGCTGCTTTACCTATTACTGCCGCAGCCCTAGACGCATTTGTACCTTCGGTAGATGGCCCTATCGTTGTTGATATTGTTGCTAAAGGCTGGTCATCTCTAAACTCAACCCCTGCTGGAAGATGAAACAAATACCCACCAGAACCAGCAGCCGCTCCTGCGTTTGAATCTGCTCTATATCTATACTCACATTCATAGTCTTCGCCGACTATTCTGCATCTAACATTGTCCTGTTGCTTGGTTGTAGCCTTAGTTGGGTTTGTGCTAGTTGCTGTTATTGTCATGGGTCCATAATCAATCCAAGGTCCTACTGCCGCAGCTTCGTAGATTGAACCATCTGGAATGATTCCAACATAAGCATCATCAACAATGATTGTTCCAGTAGATGAAGTCACATCAATATCAATTCCGGAAGATGTGCCGCCTAAGAGGAAAGGAATTTCATATTCCCTCCAGACTCCAGTCCTATCTAAAGTTAAACAGATTGAAGTTTGCTTTGATCCGTTCACTCGAGGACACAAGGTTGCGTTGGCTGTATTCTTTGCCCATACTTTTAAAACGCCTTGGACACCACTTAGCTCCGATGCGTTTATTGTCGTATCTTGCTGGAGGTTGCAGGTTTGGGATGAAACAACGCACTTCCATGCTTTGCCGCCAGATATTTTCTGAGACGTTTCAGCCGATCGTGTTCCTGTTCCCGAAGCTGTCCAGCCTGAATCATAGGTTTGATGCTCAAAATTAGGATTACGAAGCAGGTTTTTGTTTCCAGTTTCAATAAGTGCGTCACCGCCTAATAGTGGAGTGACTTGATTATTTGGTGTTTGTATATTGACTGGATAGTTTGGAACTGATTGATTTTGACCTTTAATACCCAAAGGGTATGCTAACGAATTTAAGGAAAGTGTCAAAGCAATGAGTGCTGCTAATTGTTTCAAGCTATACCTCCAAAATTTCAACCGACTGTCCTGCTGTGTCTGATATGACGTAAAAATCTCCAGGGCCATCAAACTCAACTCTATCAGGGCCTACAATCTCCATACCGTTAGAAGTTGTCACAGATGCTCCACCGACAAAAATTTTCCCAGTGTTTCCAATTGTACCCTTGATGTACAATTTTTTTCTGGTTGTGGCAGGAGGGTTTCCGTCATACGTTGCTCTTACTGCGTTAGTCCCAACAGTCAACTTTGCACTCACTGGGACGTTGTTAAAACCTACATTCTGATTTACTTCTTTAAGAACCTCAAGCAACCCTTTAGTAAGGGCAACCAATCCAGCAGTGTTAAACTGGTTTGTCTCTGGTAAGTCAGAAGCATCACCAAGCGCATTTGATGAGATCACAACCTTGCCAGTGCCATCAACCAGAATCTCCTTGTGAACGCTGTTAACACTATCAAACCCAAGAGTTACAGAGGCAGATTTAAGAGCTGTTCCTGAAGCGTTATCTGTAGTTTGAGAGTTTCCAGCAACACTTGATGTGCTTATAAAGTTTGTGCCATTTGACAACCTTGCGCTAACGGGAGTTGCAGCAGCTTCGTGCCTTGTTGCAAGAACTGTTCGGAGGGTGTTAGAGTCCGAAGCACCTGAGTCGTAGCTAAGTTCGTTACCAGCGCGCTTTAAGTTTGCTGACACTCTGAGTGTTTGTGCGCTATCTGCACCAGCATCAAAATCAGCAGCTCCAGTGGCATTACCAATTTGTGAGGCTGTTCTGATCGCTCCTGTAGCCGCACCATAGTCGTTGGACACTTTGTTGTTGATAGCTGAGAGTGTTGTCTCTGTTGCAATTCCAGATGCCGATGCATTAACCACCAACTCGCCTGATGTGTTAACTTTTAATTGCTGGAAGTCTCCGTTGCCGTCAACGCCACCAATCGCCAAACCTGCGCTACCTGCACTTGATCCATCTGTATTAACAGCATCATCAATCAATTCAACAGATGTTTTGATGGCATTTAAATGACCTGTTTGAGTTTGTTGCTCGGTCAATGTTGCTGCGTTTGTTGGAAGCGGAGATGACAAAACGTCAACCTGCAATTCACCAGCAGCATTTGTCTTAAGTCTTACGTTATTAGTACCATCTGATCCGAGAACCTGAATGCCTCGGTTAACATGAGCTGAACCAGCGAGGTTTGTTGAATCTGAAAGCAGAGAAGTGTCACCGTCGATTGTTGTTAAAAGAGCGTTAGCATCGTCATCTTTGACCTTGAGTGCGTAAGTTGTTGCATCACTATTAAGAGCAACCTTAGCTTTGTTGTTTGTAACAGGATCGCCAATCGCCATTGAGTCATTCAATGCGCTTGTGCTTATATTTAAGTCGCCAGCCGTGATATTTACGTCTCCAGTTAACCCTACAAGTTTAACCGGGAGAGGACGGCTGAGGGCAGGGGTTCCAGTATCTTCGTTGACATTAGTTAAAACACCGTTACGAAAAAATGCTAGGTTATTCGTAGAAAGCTGTACGGGGATTTGTACTATCTTAGTCATTACCATTCTCCCTTAAAGGTGAAACGTGCGTTGATAAGGCCAGAACTTCCCCCGTTTGCATCCCATCGAACTCTTACCCATTTATACTCCGCGTCTTTAAGGAAGAACAAATAGTCTTCTACCCCTATAACTGTTTCAGTATGAATCTGGGACCAGATAGTGACGTTCCCTGATTTCTCAGTCATTTCAGACGACGCCTCAATGATGAGGGAACCGTTTGGTGAGCCGGTTACTTCAGCCTGAATTACTAGGCCTTTTGTCTGAGCTATGAGAATTTTTTCGGACAGCAAATCTCCGGAGACATCGCCGTCTTCAAAAATGTTCTGACCCTCTACTCGGATTGTCATAGTCTTCCTTTTACCTCATGTCCTCAAAACGCTTCATCTGCTTTTGCAAACGGCGCTCATAGTCCTCTATCATCTTCTCAGAATCGGTCTTTGATCCTTCATTCAATTTTATGCCAATTTCCGCAGGCGTCAACGGAATACCCGATATGACTGTAAAAAGCCTAATCATTGCCTCAACTTGCTCGCTCGTCATGTTAATCCCGTTCGTAAAGTCCTTAACACCTGATGATGCAATCGCCAAGTCCTTAGCAAGCAAGGACCCCGCCGGGCTAGGGTTGATGCGATTGTAAAGCGCAATACTTGTAGCTTGGCGACCAAACACGGGAAACACGGTTTCAGCCCCTTGCCCCAACAGGCGAAGAGTGAAATCCGTAGCGTTTTTGTCAGCAATTGCAGATTCAGAGTAACCCTTCTTGCGCAGCTTCTCGTCCTCGTCTTCCTCTCCGGAAATGGCTTTAGAAACACTTTTTATCCCCATATTGACAAGCTGTTCCAAGCTTGAGGCGAGAACGATAGAGAACATAGTGAAGCCAAGGTAAAACTTGATCTTGTTGTTCACTGTTTCTGCGCGTGCCCCGCCTTCATAAGATACCCCTCGAAGGGCAAGGGGGACTGTGAGAAGTTGAGTGAAAAGTTTTGTCAAGTCATTTCCAGCTTGAATGTTTGTCAGCCCTGAAACCCCTGTTGACCCTTGTGTTTTCTCAACCGCGTTATCTGCGTAGGTTACTGCCTGCTTGCCTCTCATTCCTTCGTTAAGTCCTTTACGATAGGCTGCATGCCAAACCACCGCGTCGGTGTAGTTTTGCGTCCACTGAATCCCAAAGAAGGAGGCGGAACGACCCCACTCTTTTAGACTATTGACAGTAGAGAAGTTTAAGTTTAGGCGGTCATAATCCTGCACCAACTGTGTCTGGCCTTTTTGATGTCTCGCTTTCATTCGAGAACTTTGCTCTCGCATAATACGAACTGCACTTGCAGGATTCGCCATAAACTGAAGAGACGACACCGCTATATTAGAAAGACCTACTACCGGAACTGCTTGCACTATACCAATAGGCTGCTTCAATATGGATCCCGGATTGAACAAGTAGAACACCATGGGTATGTTTTGACGGATCTCTTTAGAAAACCGATAGATGAGGTTTGTCTGATCGGTGGGCTCAGTGTACTGCTGCAACGACGTGCGCTTAAACCATGGATAGACTACTTTCTCCATAATGCCTGGGCGTCTGGCCTCAAGCGCCGCCTGAACTTCCTGTTGAGCAAAGACCTTTCCTATATTAACCATCGCAGGATAAATGTAGGCAAGATTTGCCACCCCGTTAAGCTTAGTCAAAATGCGCCCAAGATCAAGGTCCACGTCGTAAACCGCATTTGTACGAGAAATAGTCGACTCTTTACTAATTGCGGGAATAAGTGCCGCCATCATGTCGCCTTGTCCGGGATCCAAAAACAGATCACGCTTAACACGATCAAGGAAAGGAGCACTTGGCGTAATAGGAACATAGCCTCCCTTAAATACCCCGAGGCTTGTTTTAATTTCTCGCCCCTCAGTATAACCTACGTTAATACCGCGTATCTCTCTTTGGCTTTTCTTGAGGTCTGGGTACATTCTTTCAAATGACTGCCAAACCACTTGCATAAACTCGAAGTCTTGTTTTGTAAGTTTCTTTTCCTGAATCAAACGCTCAATCATGGCGTCGAGGTTTGTAGTGTCAATCTTGCCCGTAATCGAGTCAAACCCGCCAATAGGGCCTGAATTATTTACCCCACCGAGCATGACCTTCTTAAGACCGTCCTCACTCCCCGTTTGAAGAAGGAAAGAAATTAACTGCGCCTTATTTCTAAAAGTAACATTTAGCTCAGGAGACTGAATCGGCTTAGAACTCTCAGACGAAAGACCAATCGCCGCAAGGATACCATCCTTAGAGAAACTAAAGGAATCATCTTTAAACGCTGCTTTAGCCGCCTTGTTTAGATTTTCCCGAATATCGTTAATAACCATTGTCCGCTTAGCCTCAGCTTCCTTTACAATTGCCATTAGATAGCCCAGCAAAGACTTAACGTAATCTGCATCCGAAGGCATCAATGAAGAAAGCATACGGTCAAGAGAAATTGTAGAAAGATTCTTTAAGTGCCATACCGACTGCACATTATAGGATTCAAGCTGCTCTCGTGTTACTTTTGGATCTGTGCTCTTTGGAGTACCAACCTCATTCACTGTCTGCTCAACGGCAGCCTGAAGTTGAAGCAGCTTACCGCCAACCTCCACTGACTTGGCGTTTTTAGCAACACCTAGAACAACTTCAATTAGATTCCCAAAAGCAAGGTGGACTTCGACGGTTGACCTATCCCCCGGGTTGTATCTCCCCAATTCACGAACATGGTCGATCATCGTGTTAATGTCATCCACGTTCGTCGGATTAACACCGCTGAAAGTGCTAATTTTATTAACGTCAAGTTTTGGAAGATTGTAGTCTTTACCTGACTGAATAATTAGATCATTAGCAAACTGAAGAATATCTACGTCATATTCTGAGTGTTTTTGTTGGTTTGCGAATAGTTTCTGAGCTTTCTTCTTAACTGCTTCTACATGCGCCACTTGTCTCAAAAGATCAAGTGCTGCTTTAGATTGATAAAAAAGTTGAACCTGCTTATACTTAAGCTCCATGGCTTCCTCGATGTCCCCACGACGGAACATCGAGGCGGCTTCCTTGCCAAGTCGATCGGACTCATCCATCAACTTCAGTGGCTTAAGCCCTGCCACCGACTTACTCATTATTTCTTTTACTGCTTGATCCTTCAAGAAAGATTTCATTTCTTTGTCACCAAAAGCCGAATTAGGCAACATTCCTTTCTCGATTAGTCTTCTGAACTCTTTTGGGTACTTGTTCTTTAGAATGTTAAAAGTCTCATTAACAAGTTTTTCTCTCCCACGGCCATTGATGGCTTCGACTGCTGCTTTATGAATTTCCTCGTCTGACTTGAAGACGGGAAACTCTTTTTCAATAATTTCGTTCATTCTGTTTTCGATTAGCTCTTCACGCTGACCGGCCTGCATCATCAACTGAATGAACTCATCACCTGAGTTAATTCCCATTTGCAGCATAACGTCATTTACATCAACGCCGCCTTTTTTATCTCCTGCGTAGAAATCCCTGGGAATAATTTCCTTGAACCCTTCCCATGTGTATACGGCCGCCATTCCTGATTTATCGAACAATTCCTTTAAAGACTTGTCGTTTATGCGTGGATTAAACTCGATCTGCTTATTTTTATAAAGCTGATAGGCGTTCTGGAAATTCTTTAGAATCTGCATTGAGGGGAGTTGATCGATCTCTTGGGACGCTCTATCGCGAATGTCGTTTAGTGCGTTTTTAATAGCGACTTCTCGCTCGGCATAACTACGGCGTACGGCCTTAGAAATAAAGTCACCAACGGCTTCACTACGGGCATCGTACCAAGCCTCCATGTACTTGTCGTGATCTTTCCCAAAGAACCCTGCCGGATACTCAGGTTGACTGAACATTGGCATCAACTCTTCTTTTACTTTCTGATCTCCGTTTGTGATAAACTGGAATAGCCTTTCGACTTCTGGGGTAAGCTTCATTGCGGGCCATTGCGGATACGTCTTGCCAATAAGTTCAGCAATCTTAGCAAGCCACGATCTGAAGTGCTCTAAGATATATTTTAAGCGGCTGTTTTGGTGCTTGCCTTCAAGCGCCCACACTTCCGTAGTCTGAGAGAACATCTCATGAACAGCACTAAGATCCTCTCTTTTAAGAGAATAAAGTTCAGAAATGTTATTCATCTTGATGCCGCGAGAATTAACTTCCTTCACGATCACGTCCATCAAGCGCAACATTTCTTTTTGCTCTTCAGTTCTTTGGTCTTCTGGAATTTCAGAAAGAATGACAAAATCCTCGGAAAGCTCATGAAGCCATGAATGTCCGAGCTCGTGAATCATCGTCTTTACTGTCGCAGCTTCACTAAACCCGATTGTATAAGGGAGACCAAAACCTCCCGGAAAAAACGTACCCGACGCCGAAGGTCTGCTGGTCCTCTTACCAAGCTTCAATCTTGCGATAAGTTCTGCCGGCGTCTTACCTAACAGACGGGCACGAAACTTCATGTGCTCCCACTCTATCTCCCCAAGTGTTTCCACCGCTTCAGGCTTAATGTCAGGGGATTTGTCTACCGCCTTTTTAAAGGCAGAAATAAACTTTTTAAACGCCTTTTTTTCTTCAGGGTCTTTAAACCTTGAAGTCAACTCAACTTGGCGCATTACCAAGTCGGAGTCTTCATCGCCTTCTACGATCTGAACGTCTGGGCCTCCGAGCGCAGGTACTACATCAGTACGTTCCCCCGGGATAACGTCAGGGACGTCCTCTCCTGGAACAGGGGGAGGTTCGCTTCCTTGCTCATCATAGGGGGAGCCGTGATAAGCAGTCACGCCATCTATGTCTCGGAATGGGTCTTCATTAAACTGAATTTCAATGCCCTTCGCTTGAAGCGGGGTCATCTTGGAGCCATTGAAGCGTGCAATGGCATCAATGTTCTTAAAATCTCTTGTGGCCGACGCCCAGCTTGCATAGTCGACGTCGAACGAACCACCTTGTCTCTTAGCGGTGTTATACTCATCAATTGTCGTTTGAGGCATATTTTGAATAACGGATAAAGGGTCCACCCCAACCGATTCCATATACGCATCAAAGTCTGCGGCCGTCACATTAACCGGCGCTTTTGTATCCAACAAGTTGGAGAAAATAGCGTCCCCTTCTGCCTGTACGTCAACATCATCGGAAAGAGAGCTAACCTCTTTAGGGGCAACTTCCGTAGTTGCTTTTATAAAATCCTTGACATCTTCCGGACTTTTAAGTTCAGGTGTCTCCTCAATTGCCTTTCTCAAATCTTGAGAAGCTGAATAAAGAGCGTTCACTTCCTTGGCAACTTCAACCTGCTTTAACTTCTTTATTAGTCTTTCTTTAGAATAGGTAAACGCCCTCTGTGAAACCCCTGATGCGGTTCCCGTGACGGCCCCAGGAATAATTGAGAAAGCCGCCTCCTCCAAACCGTTTGCCACAATACCAAGTGCCTTGTCTTTAGTGAAGGGATCACCATAAAACTGCGCCACACTTGCCGCTTGCACTTGACCTACGGATTCACTTAAGCCTTCACCGGCCGCCTGTGTGACACCTTCTTTCGCTACTGAAACGGCTTTTTCTGCTGCCTTACCGACTTTAGTTGTAGCAGTTCCGGCTTTTCCAGTAAAACTACCCATTTTCATAGTGAACAGCGTGTCTACGATTGACATTGCCGCAGAGTAATTTGCCGCTTCAGCCTTCCATCTTGATACGCGCTTAGGGTCAGACAAGGCTTTCTTCATGTCAATCATGCCTGTCTCGGGATTTCTAAAAGCTTCAAGCTCTTCTTTTAATTTACTCCCAAAGCCTAAAACGAAAGAACCCATGTAGGCTCCAGCCGCTTGGGCCGGAACAGACAAACCAATTGGTGCACCGACAACCGCTCCGGCCGCCCGCCCTGCTAGGGGCAACGCAAAGGAAGACGTTGACTGTGCGCCCATAAGCGCAAACGCTTCCCAATTTTCTGCCACTTTTTTAAGAGACTCATAAACTTGATCTGCCGTAGCAGCACCTTGCTCGTAAGCTTTCTTAATGCCTTGAATAACACCGATCTCACCTTGGAATATATCTCCAATAGTGGACAAAGCGGCACCACCAGGGCCCTTTATTGCGCCTTTAATTCTAGCGAAAGCTTGACTTACCTTTTCAATATCGCCGGCGTATTTAGAATAGGGCGTCGCCCTTCTTTCCATTTCAATCTCATTTAAAACCTTTTCAGCCTCTTCAGGACTGATACGCCCCATAATGGCGGCAGAAGCGTAAACTGCTTCAATAGGTGCCCATATATTTTCTTTAGCTACACGCTTGAAGTCATTCAGAACACTTGGGTTCAAGTTCTTTGCTGCGGCCGTAACTTTAGAAAACTGTTTTGGATTTTGTGCTACCTTCTTAAAATTTACTGGGTCTGAAGCCCACTGAGCAAGCTCAGGGAAAAGCTTAACGATTGACTCAGACTCGCGTTTAACTTTTACGATATTAGGGTCTCTCTGAAATATAAGAGCCTCGGCTTCATCGAAGGGAATGCCTTCCTGACGAGAAAACTCTTTTGCTTTTTCCTTTTGGGAAACGTATGAGGGGTCTTCGTTAATGTCAGCCGCAAAATTAAATTCTGACAATACTTTATCAACAGGATCTTTCGGCTCAATAGAAATGGAGTCAATAGCCTCATCCAAATTAAAACTAGGGGCAGAAGGTACATCAATGGAGTCGATTGCTGCATCAATGTCGATGGATGAGGCATTGCTAAAAATATCGGTAGGAACTTCCTTTGATGGGGCTTCAATAATTCCCCCGCCCCACATTTTTTGTCTGGCTTTAGATCTTTCAACCAGACCTTTTAGCTCAACCATCTCACCTTTTTCATTTCTAGCTTTAGTATATTTTCCTAGCTCAGACAAAACCTCAGAGTCTTTACCAGAATTAACGAGATTAATGATGTCGGACATCTTGCTAAAGCCCATGTTATATTCAAGATCCAACATTGCATCAATCTGACCTTGCGTTAGGTCTGATCTCTTAATGGTATTGGCAAGACGGCTTGCCCCTTCCTCAAGTCTTTTTTGTAAACGTGTCTCTGCTTCTATCTCAGATATTGGCCCTGTTACGTTTGAAGTGTCACCGTAACCAACAGCCAGACGCCCATCGAAGTCCTTGTACGGTTTAGTACGAAGCCCCTCTTTTTTCTTAATGAAATCTACAAGCTCTTTTGACGGTTTAAATGCCATTTGCCCTCACTCAAAAATATCTAGGTTTGGATTTTGCTCCTGAAGCTTTTTAGCAACTTCTAAAAGCTGCGACTCGGTTAGATTGCCTTTTCTTTTTAAAATCCTTTCCCTAATGTCAGGCTTAATTCTTACCCCTATTTCGGCAGGAGTTTCTGTTTCTTTCTGAAAGAAACCAAATATACCACCTTTCTTCTCTATTTTAGTTCCTCGGTCGTACAACGCCTGTTGTAGTTTAAGACGTAAATCTGCTTCGCTTATTTTAGGATTTTTTTCCATAAGATCGGTTACGTAATTCATAGCAAAGTTTCTTGCTTGACCCACTCTAATAGCGTCCATGATACCTTTAGAGTTGAGGTAGTTTGTTATGACATCAGACGCAAGTCTGTAGCCTCTGTTTGCAACCCGCATGGCCTCTTTGCTCTTATCTTTAGACATCTGAATCGCAATGCCTTCAAACATTTTAAAGTCTTCTTTATTTAAATAAGGCTTGTACGCTTGAAGGTTTATTTCTCCGCTTGCTAACTTGGCGGGATCGTCCATTACAACAGACATCAATTTATCAAACACTTTTTTGTCGGTGATTGTCATTTTCCCCGCGGCAAAGTCTACGGCATATTGACGTGCTTTAATTCTGTCTTCCGGATCTTCTAACGCGTTTATGACTTGGTCATTAAACTGACCGTTTTCAATTGCCTGAACGGCTTGCGCCATACCTTTTTCACGGCGAAGCTCTTTAGCTTTTTTCTCCGCCCCTTTGACTGAAGTGACAAATGCCATGGCGGTTTTATAAAGGTCCATGTTTCCACTAGACTGTGCCTCAATGCTCTTTTGTATAGAGACAATGTCGTCCCCATACTCGTTAATTGCAAGGCGCGCTATTTGCATGGCCGCACCATTCGTGCCGTCTGCCTTGGCTTTTTCAATTGCTTTAATAACCTTAAGCCTATCTGGCTCGGTAATCTCTTTACTAAATTTGCTCAATATCTCTTCAGATCGACTAATAGAACCAAGTTGAGCTTGACCTATAGCCGCTTCCGCAAGTGACTTACTGACAGTAGTTTGGGCCATCTGCTGAATAGCTTCACGCGCAGTAAAACCTTCCGGCGTTACTGCATCTAAGTCCCCATACTGTGACTCACCGTAATCAATAACCGCTTGATAAAGTTTTGCAATACCCTCTTTATCTAAGTACTCCGGATCCGAGCCACTTTGAATAACATCCCGACTTACCGCTGCCACACGCTCTTTAAAAATACCTTCACGAAGATTTTGTGCCTGAGCGTACTGGTATGGTATGGCTGTTCGGTTATAGCGGGACTCAATTTCTGGTGCCAATTGTTTAAAAACTTCTTCCTGATAACGCGGGTCTACCCCAGAAACAACCTTAGAAACCTTTTGTCTCAACTCTTCCCTAAGCCTCGATGCCTCGGGAAAAGCGTCCGCACCCTTCTTTGTGGCAAGCTTCGATGTTGCCTCAAGGTAGGCTTTCTCCGCCTCGACTCCTGCTAAAGCCTTAGCAAACTTAAGGTTTTTCTCTTCTTGAGCTAAGCGGTTTCTTTCTCTTAATTGATTGGCTTCAGAAAGGGTTGAAAGAAATTTAGTGTCAAGCTGAGGGGCTGGGGAGCCCGCCATCCTAGTGGATCTCTCAGGAGCAGCTTGAACCTGCTGCATTTCTTGTGGCGATCTAAGCCCCATTATAAACCTCCTAGCCCGTAAGCCTTAGCCCCGAAGTTTAATGCAGAAGAAAGGATTGTCATATCACGATTTATTTTCGCACTATTCTTTTGGAAGTTATAGTTGACCACTTCCAACTCAAAACCTAATGCTTCTCTCATCGCGTTAATTTCTAGCTGCATAGCATTTTGCTCCGATATTGCCTCATAAGACCCTGCAATTCTCTGAACACCTGCGCTTGAAACATCTTGCCCTTGCGCCGCCATTGCTAAAATTGCCTGATCTGATGCCGCTCTTCCTTGAGATTGTGCCTGACTTGCCGCCAACCGTCCACGATAAAGTGAGTCTTTGGCCTGATTTCGGGCCATTTGAATGTTAAATTGCGCTTGCCCTACAATTTGATTGTACTGAAGTTGCGCATTCATGATGTCTGCGGCGAATTTTGCGCCAGAGAGGGCTAGTTCAGCTTTTTTGTAGTCTTTTGACTCTTTCTTTAAAAAGTTTGTTTGAGCATCTATTGGGTTGGCAGGACTATCCCCCTTAGTGTTTGGGACTTTTAAGTTTCTAGTGCCTTCGGATAAATCCTCTGGAAGTAGGCTAGTACCTCTTCCTAAATTGTCTTGGACAATGTTTTGAGTCATTCTATCTCGTTTAACAGCATTAGCTGACACGTTGATAGTCGGAATGTTTTGACTAGATCTTCCAGTAACACGACCCGTAAAAGGATCAACGGTGTCCAGAGTTACTACGCCTTCTTCAGGAAAAAACTCATTCATACTAATTACCTACCATCCCTTTGGGGTAAACTGACAGAACAGTAAGCGGTAAAGGGTCAAACTGCTTAATGTTCACCCGGCCCTTTTCAGACCATTGAGCCGGGATAGGAATAGTTACATGCCCCTCGAAGTTCTTTTCATCTGCCGACACACCTTCGTATGGTTTATAGTTAATAGGTGCCATATTTGAAACACCTTGAGATTCGATACCGGCATAGCCACCACGAGAGTTAGTAAAAGCAATACCAACAGCGTTTATCAGTTTATTTGAGTCAGTAAATGTACGGCCATCACTCGCCTCAAGGTCTAATGTCTCCATCTCGGAAACGTATGGAAGACCAACAACTCCCCACGCTACATACTCAGGCAATGTCAACACGCCGCCCGCACTGACCGTTAGTGTCGGCATTTCTGGGTTATTTGGAGAACTATAAACCTTTCCTTCTGCGAATACTGAAACTTCTCTGTTCGCCAAGTGTGTAAGACCGCTAATGGAGTTTCGGAGAGGGTACCAACGAGAAACTCTTTCAAGAGCAACGGCATTAGGCAAAACTTGCCCCGCGACGTTTCTTAGCTCTACCGGAAGATCCAAGTCAAAAACGCCTGTGTACGCGTGAGTGAACCCCGTGGTGACGGGAGCCGTCGTCCCAGCAATGGTGAAGGTGTATCGGGTTACAACGCCATTAATCTCTAGGTCAAACCTTATTTTTGGCGTAACCACCGGACCTGAATTAATTTCTACTATTAAAGTTTCTCCGGCGTTCCAAGTGGTCCCACCTATGATATTTGCAAAAGGAGGTTTTGGGGTGGAAATAGAACCCGATAACTCCTCCCAAAATCCGACATCTGTTTTACTTAGCACGTGTCCAAAAATAGAACTAGCGTCTGAAAAAATAAAACCTTCGTCGTAAACATCTTCTCTAAAAGAAAGTTTTTCAAGGTTTCTAACGCCATTTCTAATAATGTACGCATAAAGAACCTCTACATCTGGGTCGGTCCTTACCGGAGAAGTTAGCGGCGGCTTCCTCAACATTGGCGAATAAAACTTTTTTTCTTTTTTGACAAAAATAGATTCTATGTGACCGTCTGTTTCTATAGTGAAAAATCCTGGCGACTCTGAAAGAGATATACCCACCATTGTGCCATTTCGTCTAAGAAGGAAAGCCATGTCCTCTCTTCCGGAAACGACTTCCATCTGGTGAAAGTCTTCAAATACTAAATGGTCTGCCAAAATTGAAAGCTCTTTTATCGTCAAGTTGGCGTCTGCTCCAAAATTGACCTCCATTATTTTACGGTGGTCGTTGCTTAGGTAGATCCCTCTTAGCCCTTTGACTTTTGGTTCAACGATTTTAGAGCATCCTGTTTCTGAAATTAAAAGAGGATTTACGCTAGTTGGGGTAAGCTCGCCTTGCTCACCTCCTCTTATCACATACGCAGATTTTTCCGTAAGCACAACAAGTCTTTCAAGAGCGAGAAAACCTACAACGGGAGATTTGTCCGCTACTGGCACTCTAAACTGAAAAGCCTCGATGGGGTTAAAAACAGCAGGCATTTCAATTTGAAGAGGGGACCCCAGCTTAGAAGCGGTAATAGTTCCTATCCTGTTTATGTCCGAATCCCCGTAAGAAAAAACCATTCTTTGTTGGTAGAATGCGGCGTTGTTTGCGTTAGATAACGCGGTGGCCCCCGGACTTTCCCCTCCTCTTGTAGAGATGTCTAAAGGGGGATTCCTTGAAGCGTCTTCTCCGCCAAAATCGTCTATCCCTACGCTCGTTGCGGTATTTGATACCTGCGTGGCTCCTACAAATTTATAAAATGCTCCGTCTCTTCCTGCGCTTCGGTATAGCCTAAACTGCCTAACTAAGTTATTTGCCCCTGGAAGGATAGATGCGGTAACTCTTACTTGGAGTTGATCATGTGGATGGCAAATTGTGGAAGGAAAATTAGAAGGGTTTGATATAGGCCCCGATACCAGTGTCCCTACCACGATTTCTTCCCCGCTGTCCCTAACTTCAGTGAGCATATAGCTCACGGGCAAATAGGGAGGCAAGTGTGTCATAGTATAACCAAGTGCTGTTCCTGCTGAGGGAATAGTGGGGGCTAAAGTCTTAAAGAAAAAACCTGTCGAACGAGGGGCGCTTGTCGGAGTGTTAAACGGTGAAAATAAATTCCCCATTATGATGTTTCTTTTTCCGGCCGGTGCCCCATTTGGGCCCGGGCCAAAGTAAACCGCGGGCATCAAAATCCCGATTTCCCCTAGAGATGTGTAACGTATTTCCTCAGGTTCAACCCCTAAAAAAGTCTGCGAATAGTTTAATACTCCGTTTGGCTCGTAGTACACTTTGTTAGCAAAGTTGGTGTTCCCGTTATAAATACTGTACTCGCTACCTGTGTTTTTTCTAAAGTCATAAGACTGATTATTAAAAACAAAAGTTTTTATTCCGGGGGATCCGCCTGAAAGCATTATGTCGTTTTGAAAAATGTGGGTGGCAACAAATACAAAACCCGGACGGTTAGAAACGCCTCCCGCATTACGGACATACATGTTCTTTAGTTTAGATAACCCTTGGCTATACGATACTGCGTCTGATCTAAAGCGCAGCGATGGTGAAACCTCGCCGTATTGAAATGATAGTTGTTTCCCTGAACTCATAGCCTATTGCCGAGCTAGAACAAACGGGCTATAGGACTCCAGTCTTCGAGGTTGTTTCCCCATATCGTCGGCGATGCCTTCGTTGACTTCCGATTTTAATTCGGAAGCAAGCGTCTGTTTGATCTTAGGGAAATTATTTGTAATCAAAGACGGGGCAATCTCTATGGCCAATTGAGCAGCTAGGGCCCTCCCAAAGTGTGGTGGAAAATTATAGTTTTCCGCCGGTTTTACTGTGTACCTCGCCCACGCATCAGGCAGATTGGTTCTAATGCGAACCGCACCGCCTGAATCGTACGCGTACTCCCATCGAATCTTGCTTTCCTCGTAACGATCTACTGCCGTAAATCCTCCCTCACTCGCAATCTCCCGAATAGTTCGAGCGTCTGCAGGAACGCTGTAGAGATAGCGATAAGGAAGTGTTTCATCCTCTGATACCAGAGATAATTCCGCATATTTCGAAAGAAAGTGCCAATCATGAAGTTCCAAAAGACGATCAAACGCCACTGAAAAGAGGCGTCTGATAATCTTCGCTTGATTAGATTGTTCGTTTACTAGGTCTGATATGTAAAGAGAAGTTCCAAGCTTTGCAAGAGCCAAGTTCGCTATGTCAATTTTTAACATGGCGACCTCCTACTCTAAACAAGTGAAGATACTGAATCTTCCTCGCCTTCGCCTTCTTCTTTAACCGCCTCAACTTTTGGGGCAGCTTTCTTTTTAATAGGACCTAACGGCTTTACCCAAAGAGGCAACTTGCCGTCTTTTGCCATAGTCTCAATACGGAATTTCTCACCCGTCTTGATAATACGACCTTTGTAGAAACCGTCGTCTGTGGCTTCTACATCACAGACGACAAATTCAAGTACTCTTTCTTTTTTCTTGTTTGCCATGTCTCCCCTCAAGTATTAGCTATTAGCCTTTATAAGCACCGTCAGTAGCAAGTACAATACCTGCTGTAATTTTTCCAGTTGTAGGAGCTGTTCCGGTTACATCATAGTACAAGCGAATATAGCGCTCTTTGATTACCGGGAGCGTGTCAATCTCAGATACGAAACCTTTCTTCAAATCGATCAAAGGAATTGTTTGTGAAAACACGTCTTTTGGAGAAGAGAAAGCTTGGTTGTCATCGCTCTGAACTATGACTTTCAAGTCCGTCAAGTTGTTAAAATCTTCAACTACTTGAATCAAAAGCGGGGTATCTTTGGAAACTCCGAGCTTTCTACGAAGCTGAATCGAATTGTACGCCGCAACCCCGGGAGCACCGAGATCAATAGAGTTTGTAGACGCGGCGTCGCCTGTAATGGCTTGTTTGTCTGAGAAGAGTGTATTTTGATCTAAAACCATATAAACCTCTTATAATGTTTAAGGCCGCGTAGATTAAACTACGCGGTCCTCGGTGTTCAATAGTGCATCTGTTTCACGGATTGGAATGCCGCGGAAGTTCAACACTTCTTTAGCATTGGGCCCATATTTATCGAATGTCAAGAACAGGTTGGTGTTTGTCACCAAACGTGCTTGATAATCGAGGAACTTAACAAGTGTTGTATTCATGTAGATACAAGTCTTGCCAAGGTTAGAACGACGACCCTTATGAGCATAGTACATCTCTGTCATAAGGTTCATCAAGTTTGCGCCCGCCGAGGCATCAACTTCGAGGTCACTCACGTCGATGTTAGCAATACGTGCTACATACTGCCAGTTACGAACTGAAAGACCAAAATGCTGAGCAAACTCTTCGCGGTAAGCAAAGTAAGTATCACCGTTTGCGTCTTGAACTGGAATCAAACCCATGTCCTTACGCTCAATACCCGCCTTATGACCTTTAGGATAGATCAAGTGGCAAGCGTTTTTAGCCCAAGTAATCATCCAGATTGAAGTGTTGTCAGTACCAACACCGCCGCCATCAATGATTTGTTTTCCATTTTCAGCAGTAAGGCTGTTGAAACGTGGAGCAAAGCCCATTGGCTTGTCTGGGTCAACTGAAGTATCGTGATAGAAAATTGCACGAGCAATTTCCTGAGACATTGCTTCAAGGTGCTGGGCAGCCATGTCCAAACGAACAGAGGCTTTATCAGCAGCCTTTTCGTAAATATCAACAAAGCGACGATCAACCTGAGCGGCTGAGTTCACGAAGCCTGTTGTGTCTTTTACTGTTTGGTGCGTGCCTTTAGAGGCAGGAACGCCTTTATAAAGACGACCCCAAGTTACAGCAGGAAGACCAGTGAGAACAGTCGTCTCATGGTATGTTCCTTTGTTACATTCGAACATTGGAGCATCTTCAAGGACGGGGTTTTGTTGCGCAAGCAGGTTTACGACTTCAGACACCTCTTTGTTCTCTGGCATCTGCGCCAGATCAAGTAGTGTGGGAAACTCAGAGTTCAAAAGGGCCATACAAACTTCCTTGTGTGTTAAGTTGTTTTACACCGATATTATCTAGCTTGAAGCAGGATAATATCGGCGTCAACAACTTTTTTATTATTTTTTAAAAAAATCAGGATAAAGCTTTGCGTACACCGCTTCCTTATCTTGAGAACTGTTCCCGCCTCCCGCAGGCTCACCCTTACCTTCAATAGAATCAGAGGCAATCATGTCCCCGATTTTCTTAAGGAAAAGCGCTAGAGCAAGGTTGTTTCCAATGTCAGGACGGTTTAGTGCTTTAATCAAGTTTTCATCCCCAAACGTCTCCACCGCTCTCCTAATAGACTCAAAAGATTTTACCTTTTTATCCCCAATAAAATCAGGATGAGACATGAGCTCTTTTTGCTCGGATTTATATTTCTCCTGAATCTTAAGCTCCGCCTTAGACATCCCTTTCTTCAATAACTCTTCACGCTCTTTAATCAGCTTTTCAGCCTTAAATTTATTAAGACCTTCTGACTCCGCTATTTTTACAATTTCATCCAAGTCCTCTTTAGTCAGAATAGAATCAGGAGGAAGCTCAAGGTCGTACTCCATTTCATCCGAAGTCTCGACAGGCTTTACGTCCTTCTGACTCTCATCTTTCCCCGGAGCGTTTGAAAGCTTGTCCGCTGGATGCTCTTGATAGCTCGACGCATTTTGAATCTTCGTAGCCTCTTTACCTTTAGAAAGCTCTTGCAGATTAGATTGAAGAGCCGATGTCGTCTCCGATTGTTGGGAGTTCCCCATCGATGTAGCTTGCTGTTGTGTTTGCTCTGTTGTTTCGCTCATACTCTATTTTCTCCCTTTTTGCTTCTTCTCTCGCTTCCCTCATCATAATCTCAAGATTATCTTCAGAAGCGTCTGAAATAATATCCAATAAAAATAAACCAACTTGGCGGCGCCCTATTTGTTTCGCTGCAATCTCCCCTTGACCCTCAATGTCTCGGTAAATCCCGCAATGAGACAATATCCTCCACATGACTCTTCGTCCTGATGGAGACGACATAACCCACTCTAAATCGGTCTTTTCAATTAATTGCTTTTCTTTACTCATCCCTCATTAAGGCTGTGATGCTTGAAGTAATGTATCAAGCATAGAGCCTTCCCCCACTTTGGCCTGTGAAAGATTCTTCGCGGACTCTGACTCTTGTGCCATCATCGCTTGCTCTTTCATCATTGCCTGCTCTTGCGCTGCTACCTGCTTTATCTCTTCAAATTCATCCTCATCAAGAATGATCGTCGGATCTATAGCGACGTAGTCGTAATAGCTCCTCAATATCTTCTCACCGTTAATCAGCTTAAGTAAAGAGGGGTCCTGCTGAATCTGTGCCACGTTTGCAGTAAATTGAACTGCACGCTCCACTGAGTTCATCATGGAAACCTTAGCCGCTTGGGCCAGAATAGAAATATACTCCGGTCTAAGCTCCTCACCCTCAAGGTCTTTAGGACGCTTAGGGAAACGACCTTGCTGCTCCAAAATAATTTGAGCATTACGAATCAACGGACTAGAAAGATCCTGGTCCCATTGCCCCAATACCGGTGCAAGAGTAGACATCCTCTCCGCCGCCTTCTCATCAATCTCACGGGCCGTTACGTGTGAAACCGTTCTGTCACCCGAAAGCATTAAGAACAAATCCTCATAAAACGCTGAACGAATCGCTTGCACATATTCTTGCTGATCTTGAATCAAATCACCAAGCTTAGGGTCCACCATAAACGCCGGCTTAAAACCCGCCTGCGCACCCTGATCGTCAACATAGGTAATACCACCCGCAAGAATAGAAGCTTGATGCCTCCTCAAACTTGCATGCCCCACCATCGGAGGTTTTACAAGTTTTGCAATAGCTTCTAAACGCCACTTCTCCATCTCCTGAAGAGTCATTACGTCGCCTAACGCAATTTCTCCCGGACCGTCAACGCCGTAGTCCTCTTCGGGCATAACTTCCCATCGTGGAGTGATAACAGGAAAATAATCAAAACCACTAACCTTAATAAATTCAGAGCCATTTAGTGAAGCCTCGTTTCTAAATCCAGAAGATGTCTGAGGAGGAAGATTATTCCCAGAAGCATGAACCCACGTATAAGATTGAAACTTCTTATCCGCCGGATCCAAAGACTTTCTGTCAGGATTATAGTCCCTATTAGGAATAATAAGCTGCGCCAATACCGCCGTCTCTTGGTATCTAGCATTGTCCCAATGTTCTCTAATCCAACTAGGAATACCCTTCCAATCAATCTGACCAGAAGGTGTTAGCGTCGTATACCTCTCCACTATTTGACGAACAGTAAGAGAAAAGTCACGAGTAAAAGTATTTGTGTTGCCGCGATCGTCGCAAGCAAACGCATACGTCCCAATAGCAAAAGGGTAAAAATGAAACCCAAAACGGGGATCCGGAAGCATAGCAAACGCAGCGTTGGAAAATATCCCCACGTCTTTATACGCCATAGGCAATACCCGATAAAGATTTGATACTTGAAAATGCGCATTAAGAACTGCCTCCGCTTCCGCAAAATATCTTTTAGCTCCCGCAGAAAGAGCTTTCTGACGGTTGTTTACTGTTAAATTAAACCACGGTCTTGAACGGGGTGTTGCACCATTCATCATCCCCGAAACAAATGTTCTGAGACTTCGACCTGCTTGGTTTTTAATAATACGACTGTCTTTACGAAGACCGTTGTGCTTGTCGTTTGGGTTTTCTTTCAATCGCTCAGGAGCGATGAACCTAGCGAGATCACGCCATTTTGGTAAAAAACGGCTCATACCATCTCGCAATTTATTTCTAAGCGCCGTTGCCTCGGCGTAAGTAAGTCTGGCCATTATTTTCCTTTACGTCTGACTTTTGCTTTACGCTCTTCTTGAATACGACGAACCGCCGCTTCACCGGACTCTTGAGGACCTAAAGAAGCGCCATACCCGCCAATACGTAAATCATAAATATCATCGCCCGGTTTAGGACCTTTAGCTTTTACTTTAGCGCGCATGGCACTACCCTGAGCCGTTTCACCTTCCATTGGATTCATCGCACGCGCACCTTCCATTGGTGATGACGTAGCAGCATTAGCCGACAACATCGGAGCTGATTCCGCTTGTCTCGCCCGCTCCATCTCGCGGATCTCAATAGCCTGGGCAAGAGTAGGAAGCTCGCCTTGTGGCTGAACTGCTGTTAGATCCTCACCATTACGACGCTTTTTTACTCTTGCCCTCAACATAATTATTTACCTTTTTTAACTGGCTTCTTAACAGCAGGCTTTTTAGCCGCCGGTTTTTTGGCCATAGGTTTTGACTTAGTGTAACCTTTCATAAATATCTCCTTAAAAAGTTCCGGATGATCCCGGTGAACTGTTTGTTGATTGTGCCATCGCTCCGCTGAGAAATCCAGTAGAAGTATTTACACCAATTTTAGAACTCTCCGTCAATCTGCCTCTTGAAACCAATGCGGCTTGTGTTTGACTCGCCTGTTGACGACGCCCAAACTCCCGCACGATGTTACGAATTCTTTCCTCTTCGGCTTCTTTCATAGCTTTTTTCTGAGCTTTGCGTTGACGAATAGTGGCATTAGCGCCTATAAGCCCACCTACTCCGCCAATAATTGCGCCCGCTGCTGCACCCGGAAGCGCACCTACTCCCCCAAACATGGATCCGATTGCCGCACCTGTCGCTGCACCTGTCGCTGCACCTGTTAAACCTTGCTCGACGTATATCCCCTCGTCTATTCCCATAATAAAGTCCCCTATGCCTTATAATTAGGCGGCGAATAATAAAATTTGTCAACCTGAGATTCATCTGAGTAATAATTTCGAGCTTGACTTTTCTGCCGATAATACTCCAACGGGTCCCCAAACTCCGCTATCCGCTCCTCATACTCCGCATAAAAACTAGGCTGCTCAACGTCCGCAAATGTCTGAGCCAACGCGTCGGCTTTGTCCGGAGACCGCCCCAACCTTTGCTTAATCTGCTCTTTCTCTTCTAGCCTAAACATACCACCATGAAATTGCAGACGCGGAGTCGTAAGCTCTTCTGCAAGTGCCGGGTCGTTAGGCAAACACCCACCATCACGAATCCAATCACGCATCCTCACCCACATCTCAGTACGCTTATTGTAGTAACGCTTGTCCTGCGCCTTAGAATTGTAATGAACAGGTGTCACATCAATGTTTGGAAATAGTTGAAGACTATCCACCACCGAACCACCAAACCCGCCTGTGTTGTCTACGAATATGCGCTCCACCTTTAAATCCTGAACCATCATTGCCGCTTTACCTGCAAGTTCAGGACCTAACACATTCGAAGGTATTTGTTCCGGCGGATACGCCTTCTTACCTCTCCGAAGAAAAAACACTGTAGAGTCAATACCGCCGCGAGCGACATCAATGCCTAAACGCATTTGAAAGTTTTTAAGCAAGTTATCATCAATAGTTCTACTCATTGCATCTCGAACTTCCTGCTCCGATATTAGCATGTTGGATGATGTCGCAGGATATTTACCGAATACGTTTACTAGTGCATACGGTGAGTCCTTACCGAATTGTGCAATGACTTCTCTCGCCCATTTAATATCAACACGTGGAGCACGTTTAGGATCATCAGGATCGCCTGAAATTGTGTAGACTGCCCATTTCTGAACTGACCGCCCCATATAAGCGTTGTATATCAATCCTTTTGGCTCTTCTGGGTTAGCTGTCACAAGAAGCTTTGCCTTCTTAGTGGCAGAATCACCAGTCGAAAGAGCTGCGTCCGCAGTAATCAAAACCGCATCAGGAATCATCCCCGCTTCGTCAATCAAGAACGCCACGTTATCCGCGTGCAAACCCGCAAGGGCGGACTGTTGCGCCTTCTCATCTGCCGACTTTGAAAATGATCGAGCGTCTATGAATGAATACCCTTCATGCCCTTTAAGCGTAATCTTAGAGAAACCTTCATTGGTTGAAAGAGTTAAGAGTCGTGACTTTGCCCGCCACTTCAAAAGTTCTGCCCAAAGGTTTGCCATCAAGTGATCTTTAGTAATCGATGTTGCTGCCATCTTTGGTTGATGGTTTGTAATAAAGAAGTGCCATCCGAGCATAGCGAGAGTAAAAGTTTTCCCAGGTCCTTTTGACGCCACAAGGGCGAGACGATTGTTCTCCATGTAGAGGTCAACAACATCTTCTTGCCACGCATCGAGTGTTACATCAAAGGCATCTTTAAAAAAGATTTTGGGTCTGTGTCGCCAGAGTTTTATGAGTTGATGTGGTTGGAGTGTTGAAGGCTTGTTAAGTAGCCGTTGCACGTTAGTCATACAAAATCGTCGATGTCAATGGGTTTTTCTTCTTTCAGAGGGATTGAGTCAACTAAGGCGCGTTTGTCTTTAATGGCGTGGTATTCTGCTTCGATGGCATCGATGTCATCGTCTGATGTTAGGTAGGACTGCTGTATTAGGTCTGTGATCGTCACATTTGCGTTTATATCGATTTTCTCGATGAAGTCGGCCTCTGACTTGCCTAGAAGCTCGGAGGCTTTTAAACGCGTTTGTAGGGGTATGTTGCCTTGAGCTTTTGGTATACCGTTTTCATCAAGCTCTTCTTTATAGTGGGGGTCGGTGTTTCGCATGATGGCGGTCCATAGTGCTTGTCGTTCTTGTCTATCGGCGATGATTTTGTTTGTGGACGTGCGGAAGTTGTCGCGTTTGCGAAGTGCTTCTTGAACGGTTGGATCCTTTAATAGGTCTTCAGCTTTACGTTTTAGATAGTTGTCGGCTCCGGTATAGCCAGCGACTCTCATCGCGTATACTTCATCCCCATCGAAGGCCTCAACAAATAATTGCTTCTGCTTCGATAGCCCCATACTGCCATTCTCAATCGCTGTGGGCGGTGTTGTCAAATTTTTTAGAGGGGTAGGGGGGTGTCGTGGCATATTATAGTACCTCCCTGCCGGAATGATATAATATATTATAGTACCTCCCTGCCGGAATGATATAATATATTATAGTACCTCCCTGCCGGAATGATATATTTTTCTGCCGGGGTGGTATACCCCCCGCGGCTCGACGGCTGAAAGGGGGACCGGCTTCGCGGCTGAACGAGCTCGCCGGCTGACCGGCTTCGCGGCTGAACGAGCTCGCCGGCTGACCGGCTTCGCGGCTGAACGAGCTCGCCGGCTGAACGAGCTCGCCGACGCTGAGGCGGAGCGGCGTGAAGTCTTTTCAATAGTACTAAGTTAAGACAAGTCATAACGCACCATGAGATAAATTCATCGAAGTTATGTCGCGGAGCGTTCAGTCGGCGCGCTCGCGCTGCCTCAACATTGCCCGAAGGGTTTGACTTAGCGCGTTTAGTTTTTATGACTCAATACGTTGTAACGGCGCAAAAAGCTTGTGTTTAATGTATTAATGAGCTACGGAAAAGTTACGTACATTTATAACAGATTAAGCAATTTTTTGAAAGTCGGGGAAAAAACTTTATAAAGGGCCTATGTTTTATTTCTTACATTTCCTTACATTACGACATAAAGACTTTTATATTTATATATATAAAAAATATAATATTAGATAATAAAAAAATTTTTTAATTTTTAACAACTTAGCATATTTAAAAAATCGCTACAAAAAAATTAAAAAAACAAAAAATTTTTTTCTTGCAAAATTAATCGAAAAAAGTTAATCTCAAAAGAAAAAGTGGAAAGTGTTTTCCCCTCACTTTTTTAAAGCGTTTTTTATTTAGGTTTTTTGAGGTGAAAAAAGCACAAAAAAGTTAACATATTAATTAATAATAAAAGAAAAAATTTGATTTTTTTCTTGCAAAATTAACTGAAAAAGCTAAGATTGACGAAAGTGAGGTCAAAAATGATAGGTCAAAAAGTAAGAATATACCGCAATTTGAACAACGGCATGATCGGAATTTTGCACAACGGCAAAAGATTTTACTGCACCTCAATAACCTTGAAGCAATGCAAAAGCGTCGTTTCTCTTGCGACTCAATCGCGAATCAAGACAAACTTTGAAGCGACGGGCAAGCGAGAAAGAAACGTACACGCCTACATTGAAGGCGTCGTCGTCTCGATCGACAATCACTCGCTATCATCCATCGAAGCGCTCAAAGGACGGCGCGTCTCATACAATCCATTCAAGGGCAGTGACTTTTATACAGTAGACGACCAAAAAGCGTGGACCGGGTCCGACATGGTCAGCGCCATAAGCTTAGGCAAAAAAGACAAGCCCATGATAACCGTGGCACATTAAAAACTAAACCGTCGAAGAAGGAAAAAATATGATTACAGACGAAAGATTTGAAGCTTTTTTCAGAAGAAAGCCTTTGAAGAAAAAACCGAAAGTCAGAACCATGACCACAAGAGCCATAAAAGAGATAATTGAAAACGACGGCGTCGGACGTCGCGGCAGGGATTTTGGACCCATACTCGAAGAGCTTAAAGACGAGCTGCTTCGGCGCACTTTAAAAGAGTCGCGTGAGCTAGAAAAAAAGCTTTTGCATAAAGCTGACAATTACACGTTGAAACTTATGTCTCAAGGATTGACCTGCAAAGACTGCGGCGCTCATGCCTCGTGGGATCAGATTCCGCAGGTATTCTATGCAAAGAAAAAGAAAAAAGAGACGTATCATACTTCATGCAAAAACTGCATGAAAAACAAAGTAAAACAGCGCCGCGAGATAAGCAAAATCGTGGCACCTTTTTAACAAAGTGGGAGGAAAAAAATGGATTCACTGAACCAACAACAACAGAAAATCGAAAGCATCTTACAAGACGCCTGCGCTCAGCTCAGCGACGAAAGACTGTACACAATCCTCGCTGGAACTGGAGACTATAAAATTAGAACCATCGAAGCACTTCGCGAAGGTAAGTACAAAAAACTTACACTAAGCGACTTTTTAGCCATACTGCGCGAGACTGATAAGCTGAAAGAGCTTGTCCAACCCACGTTAGTCACAATCGAAGACGTCGAAGTAGACACAACCGATGTCGAATTATATCTAAAAATTAAAGACGCAGAAAAGAAAAGAAAAACTGCCACGATGAAAATCCTTGAAGCCGCCGGAGTTATGTCACGAGCAAAATTTTACACAATTAAAAGCTTCGACGACTTTAAAGCTTTCATGACTTTGAAAAAAATCGAAGATATGAAAAAACTTGTAGACGCTAATCTTTTATAATATATTACCGACAAGCATTAACCGCATTAACCATTGGAGGAACAAATGCAAGAAACCGTTTTTCAAAAAGACGAGCTTAAAGAAGTCATATCTATCTGGTCAGGATACTTAAGAAACGACTTGAGAAAGCTAGGCTTTTCTATCGACGACATCGGAGGCTTTGAGTCACTCTTTACTGAAGACGTGACTCTGGAAGGTACCCTAGAGCCGACTGGGGTCATCTTAAAAAGCGGTTATCTCAAAGAGCTGCCAGAATTTTCTCGTCGCCTAGCAGCTATCAAAGAAAAGTCTCACGGCACCTTAGAAGTCACTATGACATCGACTGAAGACTACAAGACTATCGTGACTGCGACTCTCGACGACTCTCCAGCATCGAAAGAGCTGACCGACGAGCTTCAAGCCATCATAGATGACTTGATAGCTGCGATCGAAAGAGACTTCTCTTCTGAAGTCTCTTACTGGAGTAATGCCGAAGAGGAACAAAACTAACTAAAACCAATAAAAAGCGAGGTAATCATGGAAACACAAAAAATCGAATATAAAGGTTACACAATCAAAATCGAACACGATGAACTATGCGAAAGCCCACGCGAGTGGGACAATTTGGGCACGATGATATGCAACCATCGCCGCTATGACCTAGGCGATAGAAAACCAAGCAAGAATTTTCCATGGGACGAATTTTCATCATGGCATAAAGCTTGCAATTATCTCTTGAAAAACATGGACGCGGCGGTAATTTTGCCTCTCTACCTTTATGACCATAGCGGAATCACTATGAACACCACGGGATTCGATTGTCGATGGGACTCAGGCCAGGTTGGCTTCATTTACGTCACGAAAGAAAAGATAAAAGCAGAATACGGGTGGAAGCGACTGACCAAGAAAAGACTAAAGCAGATTCAAGATGTTCTGGACGACGAAGTGAAAACATACAACCAATTCCTAACCGGCGAAGTCTATTACTAAGCTATTGAAAAAGACGGCGAAGACTTAGAATCTTGCGGCGGCTACTGTGACCAAGAAGACTGCTTGAATGACGCCAAGTCAGTCATTGATCACTTTTAATTGCTACTATTAACCATAGGAGGAACAAATGCAAAGAATAACCGACAAAGACCTTGAGGCAGCGGTGAGACGACTTAACATCATCACAGGCTCACCCGAAACACCTTACACAAAACAGAGTGACGGCAAGTTTAAGGCAAACATTGGCAACTATCATTTAAGCTATGCCTACGGCGGCGTCTGCCTTCACAGAATTAGCAACGAGAGCGGAGGCGTCACGGCTCCCGTCGGTATTGGGCACGTAAGCAAGCGCGAGCTTTACAGATTACTGAACGCCTTTATCAACAGTATTCTTTCCTCACAGGAGAAACTAACATGAAACAAACAATCAAAGTCAGCTACGAGTACACTGATACCTTTGCCGGTGAGGCTAATTATTCATGGGTTAAACGGGGCAGCATCGAGCTGCCCAAAGACTCAAGTGAAACTGCTATCGTGAGAGCTGTAAAGCGTGAACTAGGTTTGACGGGCATAAAATGTGACCGACTCCATTACAGCGATCAAATAACTCTAAAGCCAAGAAACTATTGTCAAATAATTTTCATAAATTTTGAGGTATAACATGAAAACTAAACTCGAAGCACTTAATAAACTCAAAAAACCACAAGAGGCATAAGATGGGATTTCACAGCTACAAATGCGCAAAAAGTAATATCAGTATTCCAGCATATCCGCACGCCGGACTTCCAGAAGCAGCGTCGCACGTAATTCTTGTCACGCCAGACAATGAGAAATTCGTAGGGATTTACGACGGATACGGACAAGTAGGTACTGCGGAAATTTACGCCAAGATCGCCTTGCACTTGTTTGGAAAAGAGGACCGTAACCTGATATGGGACGGAAAGATAGAAGTTTATAAAGGAAAGAAGCTTATTGCTAAAATCAATAAAAAAATGTGGGACGAACCGCTAAACATTATCGACATCATCGAGGGGGACACGAAATCGCTAGACATAATTGGTAAAACAATGAACGAGCTTAGATTACTTGACTACAAACTCGAATCGACATTTAACAAAGCCGAAAAGCTTATAAAAATTGTGCGTTTTGACCACTACAACGGCGAAAACTTCGAGGACTTGCCAGTAAGCAAGAATGACCCGACGCAAGGCTATTTCTATGATCGCAAAGACGTAACAAAAATACTTAAGTCATTGGGGGGGCATAAAATGAACAAGAAAGCAATGATTGATGAATGCGTGCAGTACATACTCGACCAAAGCCACGAGCGTGGAGACTTAGTGTATCGAATGAAACACGAATCACGACGCTTAAAACTCGACGGCCTAAGTATTCCAGAAATACGCAAAGCACTCTACGAATGTCGAGAGAATCACATTTTTTACATAGCTAAATGCTTAGCGCATGGAAAGCGCCATGCAAACCACGCCATACGCTCATGTATAGCCGAAGCAATTGAGTCAATCAGATGAGCACCGAGATGTTAAGATGTTCTAAATGCAGGCAATGGTATGAAGCTCGCTCCGACGACTTAGGAACGTATTTCTGCCAGCGATGCGAAAAGCCGAAGATATTTGACTACGCAGAGCTGGAAAGATTCGTAGTGGCAATGTACGCCAACCACATGCAGCGAATTAAAATTGACAGAGAGAACAAAACAAAAGAGACTAATTAGACATAAGCAACCGCGGGAGGACACGTGCTAGAAGAACAACAAGACACAGATCAATTCCAAAAAATGCTGCAAGAAGTACGCGAATACACCGAGCGCAATGCGCATACTTATGCCCTGCGCTCGATCGCCAAGTATTACAAATTCTATGAAGTGGTGAGAAAGCTCGATGCGCTTGACATCATTCACTCAGTCGATGGGAGGCTAAATCGAAGACTCATCGAGGAGCGTGCTTCTTGGAAATTTAACATGATGAACCGCATTTTATGCCGTCCAGGCATGAAAGCAAGAGAAGAGTATGACGCAATTATGGAGGTACTATAACATGGAACTGATTATTGGGATTATGCTTATTTTTGGCGGCGTTGGTATTGCTGTAAATAAAGACATGGAACGCCAAGCAAAAGAAGATGCTGCCCGCACCATTGTCGGCAAAGAAATTCGTTTTATTCAAGAAACACGAGAAACGACCTATAAAGCTGAACCAATTGGCGGCTGGAAGAGGGTACAATAAAGCGCAACGAGCGTGAGTAAACTGGAGTATAGTCCAAAACACTAAGGAGGTATGATGATATTTAAGATTAGACACTACTACTATGCTATTGACAAAGAAAAGTACATAGAAGAGGGGGAAAGCGTTTTCCTGCCAAGTGATTCTATTAAAGCTATTGTGATTCGCGATCATGGTGACTATGCGCAGATTGTGACTGACTGCAACCTAAAACTTCCAGCATTTATCGTGAAAAAAGAATGTGCTTTAGAGATTGTTGAGAAACTACAAGCGCAGCAAAGTAAAGCGGTGGAGGGTTTAGTATGAAAATCACAGAAGAAAACGGAATAAAAACTTACGAGATTGAAGAGTCCGACTGCGTCGATAAAGGGTGGTGTTTTGAGATTAAAGGGGCGACGTATGATGGGAACCTAAAGGTATCTTTACCTAAAACTCTTGTGGTGCTAGGCGATGAGATAGTTTATGGCGACCAGATTGTTAGAGGCAATCAGATTGTAGAAGGTAGTCAAACTGTTGGAGGCACTCAGAGAGTGGAAGGTTATCAGGTAGTGGAAGGTTATCAGACAGTGGTGGGTTGTCAGACAGTGGGAGGCAATCAGACGGTGAAAGACTATCAAATAGTGAGAGGCGATCAGGTAGTGGAGGGCAAACAGAGAGTGAAAGGTTATCAGGTAGTGGAAGGTTATCAGGCAGTGGAAGGTTATCAGGTAGTGGAAGGTTATCAGACAGTGGTGGGTTGTCAGACAGTGGGAGGTTATCAAACAGTGAGGGGAAATCAGATAGTGAGAGACAGTCAGGTAGTGAGAGACAGCCAGATAGTGAGAGGCGATCAGCTTGTGGCAGGCGACCAGAAAGTTCGTTATAAATCTATACCCTCTCTTAGCCGACACCTTGTTCAATACTCTGCTGCGACTATTAAAATCGGTTGCCGAGAAAAAACCGCAGAAGAGTGGGAAAAGTGGTTTGCTGGTGATGAGGTTTATTTAACGCCAAGAAGCTGCAATACTTTTAAAGATATCGAAAAAGCTTTCCGTATTGCCGCTACGGCACAGAAACATGACAGAGGACTAATGAGAGAGGAGGCAAAATGAGCTACTACGATATGAGCATTCACCATAACCCATCTGGCGCAGCGTGGGCGAAATTTTTTATGGAGATGAAAAACAAAGTCAATTTTGAGATTGATGAAGACTTGATGTTGGGTTGGTTTTGTAACGCTATGGAGGCAAGGTCAAATTACGAACAAAAAGAAATTGATTCTCTAAAAACCCAGCTTGCGGAGGCTGAGAAAGCACTAACAGAAATCAGGAATCTCGATTGGGGCACGGATCACTGCGATACCAAGAATATGGTAGCAGACAAGTATCTTAAGAAATACAAGGAGACAAAATGACATTCACAGCAACAGACCCATCTAGTCATCAATCGGAAAACATTTGGTTCACGCCTAAGTACATAATCGAAAAATTGGGGGGTTTTGATTTACTTGAGAAATACACATGGATTAATAAATATCAGGGGCAATTAGGGAGAAATTAACATGAAAATTAACGTAAAAAACATAGTTCTACAGAGAATTGATTCTGAAAGTCGTGACGAAGAGATATACCAAGACGTTGTGAAAGTTTTAAAACCATACGAAGGTAAAAAGCTAACAAAACGTGAGCTTACTAAAATAGCGTCGGCGTTAGCAAAATACGGTTACAAGAAAATTTCAATTTTACCTGACCTTTTTTGTGTCAAGCTTTTGTTGACTGACCCAAAACACCCTGACAAGTTTCGCAGGGAGTACGGGCTAGGGTTAATACTTTTCTATGATTACGAGCGAGCTGGAGGTTTCAGTCTAGAGGCCTTTGCAGAACACAACGAATGGGCGAGTCGAGGGGCTTCCGAGCGTGTAAAAAAGAGCCTCGAAGCACTACAGAATGGAACAGTTGAAAAGCTCCAAGAAGCATACGACCTTTTAGCCCAAGCACAAAAAATACTAGGCGACGTATCAAAATACAACGTACCTTTTTTATACGACTTGGAAGAGCAGTTTGGGTTTTCACTTAGAAAATTATAGAGAAATATAAAACAGCCAATTAAATGATACAGATTAAATGTTTTGTATCAAATAAAGAGTAAGTGACAATTAAAACAGGGGAAATAAATGAGCAAACTAGAAGAAATGGTCTTCCTTGAGGGTGGTCAGCACTTAAGAAATAAAGACTACATAACCATTACAAGATATGAATATAAGAAACTCAAAGAAGCTTACGACAATAAGCAAGATTTTAAAAACTTATTTACTAAGCTGACAGAAAGAGAAATAGCATTGGAGAAAAAAGAAAAGGATTTAATTAAGTTCGAGAAAAAAATTAGATACGAAGTTCACAAAAAGATTTTGGACCTTGCTAAGGGGTTCATAAGTTATTAAACAGTAAGTGACAATTAATGTCACAAAGGGGGCGAAATGAGAGCATTTGTAAACACAACAATGACAAAACAAGAGATCATTGATGCTTTAAAATGGCACCAAGAACAAGATAATTTTATCAAAGGTCAATACTTTGAAGACGGTAAGGGTTGCGCTGTGGGTTGCTCACTAGAATCCGTAGCGAGGCTCAAGAAAATTAAGATTTCTTATGAAGATCATGGGCAGTACGAGAAGCACTTTGGTGTTCCTAGATGGCTGGCAAAAGTTGAAGACGTTATTTTTGAGGGATTGCCTTTGGAAAGATCGAAAACATGGCCGCTTGAATTTGTCCAAGCTATAAATGTCGGAGCTAATCTAGACAATGTCAAAGCTCCGTTTGTTATCTTTATTTTAGAATCAAATTTAGAAAATTTTGACAATAAAAAATATCCCGTGGTAGTTGAAGCTATAAATACTTGCATTGATCTTTACAAAAAATATCCTAGTGGGCCAGATGGCTCTGCGGCTTGGTCTGCGGCTAGGTCTACGGCCTGGTATGCGGCTTGGTATGCGGTTTGGTCGGGGGCTGATTCTGCGGCCAGGTTTGCAGTTGAGTTTGCGGCTAAATCTGCGGTTGATTCTGCGGTTGATTCTGCGGTTTGGTCTGCGGCTAGGTCTGCGGTTGAGTCTGCGGCCTGGTCTGCGGCCTGGTATGCGGCTGATTCTGAGGTTGATTCTGAGGTTTGGTATGAGGCTTGGTCTGCGGCCTGCGTTAAATTTGCAGACAAGCTACTTGAATTGATTAAACAAGAAAAATAATGTCATAGGAGCGCATCAAATGAATCCAACAAAACAACAAATTGAAGAGGCGGCGAGAGATTGCGCCACCCATAAAAAAGACTGTACTTGCAAAGGGAATCATTTTAACGATGACAAATACAAAGGTTTCATCGCTGGCGCAGAGTACGCTATGAGCTTTAGGCCTGAGGTGTCGAAAGATTTTGAAGAATATGAAAAGAAAATACAGCACCTTGAAGGTCATATTTGGATTGCAAAGGATGCTTGGAAAGCTTGCCAAGCAATGATGCAAGAGAGGATCGATAGTTTAATCGAGAAAATGAGAAAATGAGAAAATGAGATAGGATGGCTTGAGTAATGGAACGAATACCTTGCCAATACTGCGGAAGACATTACGGACATTCTGTTGCTTGTTTTAGTAACTCAATAGTGTCTTCAGCAGAAAGAGCAATTTTTTCAGAAATCTCTCGGCAACATAATAATTTGCTGTATGATTGCGAAAGAGAAATCCAACGTCTAAAGTCTCAGCTGGCGGAAGCTAAGAAAACAATTGAGAAGATGAGAAAATGAAAACTATTTTAATGTTTTGCTTGTTTTTTTTGTAACGTCTTGCGGCGAAGAGCATAACTATGTGACGGATATGCGAAATAAAGCCAGAAGTGTTGTCTGCACAAAAGAAGAGCTTGCGCTCGTAGCGCTTGAGTTTGATGTGTGCAGTAGATCAAGCTACTTCTCAAGCTACTGCTTGGACCAAGCAAAAGTTAATCACTGTAGGAGCATGGGGCAATTATGAATAAACTAGAAAACCTTGTTTTTATTTTAGGGTCTGTGTCATGGTTTCTTATGCTGACATTGTGGGTTTTGGAGGAAAGACTGCCATCTTCCCTCCAAAGGGTAATCCCCTGACTTTGGGAATTAGAGCGGTAACAGAATTCTAATTTACACCGCTCCGTTATCAATATCAAGGTGTTTGGCGAGATTTAAATAATTAGGGAGAAATATGAATAAACTAGAAAACCTTGTTTTTGTTTTAGGGTCTGTGTCATGGTTTCTCGTACTGACATTGTGGGTTTTGGAGATTATATGAAAGGTAAGACAATAGTAGTCTGGTTTTCTTGTGGTGCTGCAAGCGCAGTAGCTGCAAAGAAGACCATTGAGCTTTACGGCGCAGACAATACTATCAGAGTAGTCAACAATCCTATCAAGGAAGAGCATGAGGACAATCAGCGTTTTCTTAAAGACGTTGAGAAGTGGCTTGGAGTTACTATTGAGTTTGCCGTCAACCCTAAGTTTCCCAATGCTTCATGCGTTGAGGTTTGGGACAAGGGCTATATGTCAGGTATATCTGGAGCATCATGCACCAGAGAGTTAAAAAAGAAAGCACGCCAAGAGTGGGAGAGAAATAATCACTTCGACCATTTAGTTTTGGGTTTTACAGCAGACGAAGAGAAACGTGCAAAGAACTTTATGCTCACAGAGTCGGATAAACTTCTTCCAGTTTTAATTGACCTTAATCTGACTAAGCAAGACTGCTTTAATATCATCAAGGGGGCAGGCATACCATTGCCTGCAATATATTCTTATGGCTACCCTAATGCTAATTGCATAGGCTGCGTTAAGGCCACGTCACCTAGTTATTGGCAGCTAGTAAAGAACACTTTTCCAGATGTTTTTAAACAACGTGCAGAGCAGTCACGTAAGATCGGCTGTAGGTTGGTGCGAGTAAAAGGTAAACGCATGTTCCTAGACGAGATGCCAGAAATAAAAAAGATAAAGAACTTGTCTAAACTTGATTTTGAGTGTGGTATATTTTGCGAAGAACCGTTAAAGAAAACAAAGGCAGATCACGATAAGATATTAAATGAGTGGGTTTAGCTCCGAGGGAGGGTAGCGAATGTTTAAACCGAGACGACATCAGTTAGAGGCAATAGAATTTCATCGACGTAATCCGAATATCGGGACTTTATTATATCACAAGATGGGTTTAGGTAAGACTGCCACTACATTGTGGATAGCCCGTGACCACATGGCGGAGATGAGGGCAAAAGGCGTTAGTTCCCCGAAGTTTATGGTCATTGTTCCAAAGTCCGCTGTGCCTACATGGCGAGTTGAGTGTCACAGACTAACGCCAGACTTAGTAAAAGACATGGTGATCTACCCATATTCTCAGCTTAATAAAGCAGTGAAGATGTTAAAGTATGTGGACATAAGAATGATCGCCTTCGATGAGTCCCACTATCTCAAGGCACCGAGTACAAACAGAGTAAAAACTCTTTGCGGTTTTCTTAAGGAGCTTGGGGAAAGTGATACAAAATTTTCCGGAGGCAGGCTTTTGTTCTTGACTGGAACTCCGATGCCGAATGGTGCGGCAGAGCTTTATACTACGTGGGCGTTATGTTCTGGGACAAAACTAACAGAGTCGGCGGAACGTGCTTTGGACGAAGACTCTTATGAGAAGTGGAAGGTTTCGTACAGTGAGCCTAAGAAGAAACGCTTCGAGACTTGGCGCGGTACAAAGACTGCCACAACCTTTGAGGGTGTCGCAAACATTGATCTTCTTATGAAGCTTATGGCCCCTATTACACACTATAAACGCGTTGAAGATTGCATTGATGTTCCAGATTCGCAAGAGATTCACATTGATCTTGGGCTGCCAGACGATCGCCTTTTGAAAGACGCCGACATCGAGGAGCCCGAAGCCTACATGGCGCTGCTAGAAAGACTTGCTCGCGCTAAAGCACCATACCTGATTGAATGGGTTGAAGACTTCCTTCAAAACGGGAGTGAGCAGTTAGTGGTGTTTTCTTTGCACACTAAACCTCTTTACGATCTTCAACAGAAACATCCTAAAGATGTTGTGCTTATCACTGGAAAAGAGTCCGGTGCAGTTCGATCAGACAACCTTAAGCGTTTTCAAGAAGGTAAAGTACGAATAATTGCAATGAGCTATAAAGCTGGGTCAGAATCTTTAAACCTTCAGAACGCCTATATTAGTCTTTATAGTGGGTGGTTCTGGCATGATGCTGGAATTAAGCAGGCCATGGCGAGAACTAAAAGATCAGGACAGACAAAGAAAACACTACACTACTTTTTGACTTCAGGAGAGAATGATTCAAGACTTCTCACTTTAGTAAGAAGAAAAGAAGAAGCAACAACCCTTGTCGAAAGTAAACTAATCAGCACAGCACATACAGTACCAACGCCAACACTAGGAGACTTCATATGATACCGCAAATTAGCCCATCTCTTTTAAATTTTGTGAGACCTTCAGCCCACTCGAAGTTCAGCCCGTCCGCTGCGGACGCATGGCTCGCTTGCCCTGGAAGAGCGCGACTGATCGAAGGCATACCCGTAGAAACTTCAGTCTACGCCGAGGAGGGTACGCTTGCCCACTCAGTATGTGAAGCCGTGTTTCGACAAGAAATGTACGGTATTGAGTTTCCTATTGAACTAAACATGGAGCTTGCCAAGCTCGAAGATCAGGGGGCAGAAATAATTGACTGCGCTTACAACTATTACAACGTGGTGACAAGCTGGCTTAATGATGAAGTGAACGTAGGTAAGGTTTTATACTTTGGGCTTGAGCGTGGAGTTCCAGTATACCCTGAACGCGGCTGCTTCGGTACTGCTGATTGCCTCATCGTTGGAACTAACGGCGCAGTAATCATTGACTACAAACACGGAAAAGGTAAGAACGTCGGGGCACAGTCCCTTCAATTAAAAGTATATCTTGCCGGAATTTACCTACACTTAGCGGGAATACCTGAACACTATAGGTTCCATTCAGTGGTAGTTCAACCTCGTACAGATACCGCAGCGAAGACACACTCATATTCAATCGAAGAGATTAAAGATTTCACTAACGTAATTTGGAAAGCCATCACGGCAAGTGAAGACCCTTACGCTCAGCCAGTTGAAGGAAACCACTGTTTCTGGTGCCCAGCAAAGAGAACCCACGATGTCAACAAGAAATGCCCAATCATAAAAGAAAAGCCTCTTAAGCTGGCGCAAGAAAACTTTGGAAAGTTTTTAGCACAAATGGAACAAAACACTTCTTGTGTAGTAATGCCGGGGGAAGAACTAGCTTCAAACAAGTTACGAGATGAAGCCATGTTAAAGATTCTAGCAATCGCGCCGCTTATTGCCAAAGTAGCAGAAGATTCAGAGGCGGAGATTTTAGCACGTATTGAATCTGGTGAGCAGATCGAAGGTGTAACAATTGTGCATGAACCCGGAAGAAGAAAACTAAATGCCGATACAATTGAGGACGCAGAAAAACTATTGACTCCTCACTTTCCTGGGCTTAAAGTTTCTAAAACCGTCACGAAAACATCGTTGCGGTCAATTACTGAAATCGAGAAGGAGCTTGGAAAAGGTAAACTTGACCCGTTCTGTGTCAGACCACTTAAAAAGAAAATTCAGATTTTTGATGACAAAATACGTGGCATTTTAAAAGAAATGCGCGCTTACTCATTAACCGACGAAGCGTAATACCACGCTTTAAAACCCTATAGGAGGGATTATGACGCCAGAAAATGTAAAAGAAATGTTCCGTAAAAACTTCACGCTACAAGGTAGGATATTTTATCCGAACCTGCTGAAGCCAACCACTAACAAGAATGGCCGTAGCACTTTTAACACCATGTTCGCTTGGAAGATTGGAACAAATGAAGCTGTAATGAAAGACATCAATGCGTTTTTGCAGACAGTGAAGACAACGCTTCATCCTCAAGTTCCAATGCAGTTCTTTATTAACCCATTGAAGAGATATGACACTTATGTGCGCCAAGACGGTAAGCCTAATGCTGCTTTCTTGAAAGACTGCTACTGGATCAACGCTCAGTCTGGTGTAGAAGTTCCACCGCCGGTAGTCGATCAGTCACGTCAACCGGTGATCTCTGAAGCTGAAGTTTATTCCGGCCGTAACGCTGTGATTAACATTAGTTTTTATAACATCGACAAAGAGAAGAAAGGCATTGGCGTAAACGTCAACGCAGTTATGCTCATGCCCGGTGGAGATCGTGAAGGTGCGGCAGGATCGGTGAATCTCGATCAAGTGTTTGGAGCCTTCTCTTCTAGCATGGCGAGCGCAGCGGCTTCAGATATTCCCCCAGCATTACCAACTACAGCAGCCAATCCTTTCGGTAACGGCGGTTTCGTTTAATAGGAGAACAACATGTATAAACTAACAGTAGAATTTAAGAACAATGAAGAACTTGCAGCTTTTGTTATCAAGCTCGGCGGGCTTCCCGCTCAGGCAGACGTTAAGCACATTCAGCCTGTAGTCGTAGAGCAAGAGTCTCAACCAGTCGAACAGGTGAAGGAAGAGCCTAAGAAAGAAAAGAAAATAAAGAAGAAAGAGACCATAGTGGATCAAGGAGTTGAAGTAGAAGTTCCGCCAGTAATCGAGAAGCCAGCTATTGATCGTGATGCAGTCATCAAGATTGTTACTCAAAGCATTAAAGACTTGACTGATTTAGGTCTTCAAGGTGCAGATATTGCAGCGGCCCTTGCTGACATTTACGTAAAGACAGGGTGCCCCGCCGGAGTTAAGATCAGCATGCTTACCGACGACCAGCTCGAACAATTCTTCCCTCTGTTCCAGAAGTTTGTCGCTGATAAAAAGAAGCAAACCGTCGTTACTGCTCAGACTCAATCGTTCGTTTAATTAAAACTCGCCGCCGCTTAACCGCGGCGGCATTATTGGAGTGAGACATGTCGAGAGAAATTTTTTATGTTCAAACAGACAACCCGAAGATCAATCGTGCAGCCGACGATGCTACCCGTTTTATTAAAGCATTAAACCAAGGAGACTTGGCACTCCCAGATTTCTTTACCCACACGTCTCACACGCCTGAACAAGTGCTCCAAACATTTCAAGGGCATATTCCTGTAGTTGCTGTACGCGAATACACCTCGTCATGGTTTTTCCGTAACGTCTTGGGCCATTACAAAAATGGCGTGATTAACGTCAACACGCGATTCTCAAATAGTGCGTCAGTGTCAGACGTTGCAGGCAATCTTGTTCATGAATTATGTCACCACATGGGCTACCAACATAAAGGCAATAATCCCACACCGTACAACTTGAAGTCAGTCCCTTACGTACTTGGGTACATGGCTCGCGACTTTGTAAAGAATGGGTTTTAACATGAGTAAAGTATTAGCATCATTTAAACGAACCAATATGCACGAGCAAAACCCGCTTGTTCTTTCGGTAGGAAACGAATTAGTGTATGTCGACGTGCTTTGGGAAAGAACACATCGAGGGGAAGTTCACCTTGTCGTGAACGCAAGAGAACAAGTAGACGTTCTCATCCCATCGACGTTTAAAAAATTGAAAGCTAGAATTAAAGAGCTTGAGTACCAATTGGAGTTGGTCAAATGCAACCAGCAAAAATAGATTTCTTTCACGACTTTGAGACAAGATCGCATTTAGACTTGGCCGAAGTGGGATCACTTGTATACGCACTTCACCCATCTACTGAAGCTACACTTCTTACATGGTGTTTTGGTAGAACAGGGGAGGTTAAAGCTTGGCGTAGAGGGCAACCAATTCCGGCCGAGATTCTTGATGTAGCATACAACCCATCGAAGTATCGAATGATTGCGCACAATAATTCATTCGATTACCTTATATGGACGCTTGTGTTTTCCCGCCAAATTCCCGCCATGGTAAGACCTAAGATCGAAGACCTTGAAGATAACATGGCAATAACAACACACTTCAGACTTGGTGGAAAACTTGAGACCGCTGCCAAGATCATGCGACTGCCATTTAATAAAGATCCTGATGGCCGTCGCATAATGCTCAAGCAATGTAAACCTGGACGGGACGGAAAGTTTCCTGAACTGAATGAAGATGAATGGAAAAAGTTTATACATTACGGAATACTTGATACACGGATCATGCGCGAAGTGTACTACTATTGCCCACGCTTACCCCATGCAGAACGATGGGCGTGGGAATGGACATTCCGTCGTAACATGCACGGCATACGTTTAGACGTTCCACTTCTAAATGAACTCGCATCAATAGTAGAAGAAAACTTACCTAAACTTATTAAAGAGTTTAATGAGTGCGTGTCATATCAAGTCCCAATGTCATCACCAAAATGTAAAGATTACTTCAAACAGTTCTGGCCGTGGATTGAAAACATGCAATCCGACACCGTAGAGAAAATGCTTCAACAACCTGAAGGTATTCCACCCCATATCTATCGCGCCGTAGAGATCAAAGCACTTGCCGGGTCAACATCTATAGTAAAACTTAAGACAGCACTAGAGCAGAAACACGGAGACAGAATATATCAAGTTCTTGCATACTCCTATACCCAAACAAAACGGTGGGCCGGAAGAGGCATACAAGTTCAGAACTTCCCTCGCGTCGATGACTCAACCATCGACAAGATAGATTTTAACCTAAACCAAGAATCAATCTTAGAAGACGTAAGAGCGAAACGACCCCACCTAAAAGACCCTATCGGTTTTGTTAAGAACCTATTACGGAGAATCTTTATACCTGAACAAGGTATGGAATTTCTATGCGGAGACTTCTCAAAAGTAGAACCGTCCGTATTGTTTTGGCTCTTAGACCTCGGGGCAATACCTGATAAATGGTATGAGGAAACAGCCGCTCAAATATACGGGCTTAGTGTTTCGGAAATTTCTAAAGACTCGGTAGAACGCCAGATCGGTAAAGCTGCCGCTCTTGGTTGTGGATACGGACTTGGGGCAGAAAACTTCAAGACTCAAGTAGAGAAGCAATCAGGTATAAAGGTAGACATAGAGACAGCGAAGAAAGCTGTTTACGGGTATCGTCGAGCCAACCCTAAAATCGTACAGTTGTGGTCGGACTTAGAAGTGGCTTTCTCAAGGGCCATAGAAGGTGAAGTCACAAAAATATGCAACGGAAAAGTATTTGTTATGCCAATGCCTGCGCCACATAAAGGCGTGCAGATCCGTCTGCCTTCCGGTGGATACCTTTACTACCACCACGCGCACAAACGCATGGAGCAGTATCAAGATAAAAACTCGGGGGCATGGAAAGATCGCGTGGTACTGGCATACGAAGGCGATGACAAGGGGGTGTACGGTATTAAGAAAGTATACGGAGGGCTACTTACTGAACACGTCGTATCTGCTACAGCACGTGACATCATGGTTCCGGCCATGTGGCGTTTGGAGCAGGCAGGCTTCGACGTATTAAACACGGTTCACGATGAAGTTTGGGCGCAGGCAAAACCAGGTAGAGGAGAGGAGTTTAATCGGATAATGACAATCGCTCCGTCGTGGTGTGACATGAAGATTGGAGCGGATTTTAAAAATGGAGCGAGGTATTTGAAATGACTGAAGAATTAGAAAAAGAGTTGTACCTTGAAATAGGTAGGAGATTGACGGAAGAAAGAAAGAAGCGGAACATGTCAGTGTACGCACTTGCTAAAAAGACAGGCGAACAGTCGATAACAATTAATAGAATAGAAAGTGGGCATAGGTTCAACTTTCACCACGCCTTTTGGCTGGTGGACTTGTTCGGAATCGACGTCACAAAAATTTTAACGGAGCTTAAACTCAAGGGAGAGTACGATGCAGGACCAGACATCAACGACTTCATTTAAAAAGAAAAGAGTAAAGAACCCCGCCGCCAAAGGCAAGCAGTTTGAAAGAGACGTAGCAAATGCGCTTGGGCATATTTTTCCAGAAGCCCAACGTATGCTTGAATATCAGGCATCGAACGTGATAGGCGTCGACATCGAGGGGACAGACCCTTTCCTGATTCAATGCAAGAATCACGCGAACTATTGCCCCGTGGGAACCATCAACGAGATCCGAGTTCAAAATGAAAATCAAATTCCGGTCCTTGTAACAAAGGGTATCCGGTTAGAGGCGATGGCCGTACTTCCATTTGAAAAGTTTGTCACCCTTCTCGAAGTGGCTTACGGCCTTCGTCCTCGTTTTATACAGCAATCCTCTGAACGACAAACAGTTGTTCAAAGCAAACTCCTGCCAACCCAAACAGTCGAAGAGATAGAATGGGAAGAAGTAGAAAGCCCCTTCGTTAAATACGAAGATGAGTTAAACCCCCTAGAACTATTTATTTAGTAAGTCTTAAAGGTGACACATGAAAGACTTGAAAGCTATCCGATTTATTTCAGGAACTAAAATCTCTCACGACTACAGCGGTAAAGACATTAAAACATTTAGTTACTCCGAGTTAGTATCGCGAGGCACGGAAGCCATCGGCATACCTGCAAAACCAAACGGACTCATCATCATCGACATCGACGTTGCCGGAGAATCACACCGCAATGACGGACGGGAATGGTGGTCCAAGTTTATGCGGGAGAACAAGATACCCGCTGCCCACACGTATACCGTTCAAACACCGTCTGGCGGATTTCATTTTTATTACCGCCTTCCCGACTACATAAATAAAGAAACCTTCTCTCCGCCAGCACAGCTCGCACCGGGCGTAGACATAAAGTACAACGGATGGGTAGGAGCTCCCCCCACCGCAGGGTACAGCATAACCCACGGAACAACGCAGTCAATTATTGTAGCCCCTGAACCATTGATGAAAGCAATTTCAGATAAAATTAAGAACAAAACAACACAAACATTCGACACCGAAACCGGAGAAGTCGTCGCGCTAGAACTGCATCGACCATTTACACCAGAACAAATTAAAATTCTTGAACATAAAATCCCATGGGTACAAAAGAACTGCACGCTCTCATATCATGAATGGCGTGACGGTATCTTTGCGCTAAAAGCCGGAATAACCGACCCTGCCAAACTAGAAGAATTTGTTCTAGCTTGGACTCGCAACCGCTCTTGGAATCAAGGAGATGATGAGATAGCTCTCAAACTGGCCGAAAGAGCAAACCCTCAAGGAGGCATAGGACCCGGCTCACTCTTTTCTATTATAAGCCAATTAGAAATACGACATGGCGCACCCATTGCAAGGTCAACATTTACCACTAAAGAAATACTTGACCGCATCGGACTCGATAACATGGACATTAATAAAGACGGCGGGTTCAAACTTAAACCATCCGAACACAATGCCGCTTTAATAATGTCCGCCGCTTTCTCTGAAGAAGAACTATACCACGACATTCGCTCAAATCACTACATATTCAGAGGAAAACCCTGTAGCGAAGCAGAAATCGTAAACGAAATCATCCCACTATTTCAGTCAAAAACTGAAGGTCTCGGCATGACCGATTTCAAAAAGGCAATCATCGCCGCAGGACTCGATGTCCTCATGGCACGCCGACGTGTAGACCCTCACCGCAAATTCCTAGAGAAGTTGACGTGGGACGGAGTACCGCGAATAGAGCAGTTCTTCACTAAGTATTGTAATGTTCCCGACAGTGAGTACATACGCTTAGTAGGAAAGAACTTTTGGACATCACTCGCAGCACGCGGGCTAAACCCAGGCTGTAAGATCGACTCAATGGTAGTCATTGAAGGGAATGAAGGGGTACGAAAGTCCTCTCTGTGCCAAGCGATTGGAGGCAAGTATACATACGCGCCATTCGATCAGAACGCTTTTCAAAACCTCGATGACCTACGACAAATGCATCAAGCCGTAGTCGTAGAACTTCCAGAACTCATCGGCATCATCGGGCAAAAAGAAGAAAGCGTTAAGAACTTTTTGTCTAAGCCTTACGACGACATTCGCTCTTTGTATGAAAAACGTGCTATGAGAAATCTACGTGGGTTTGTGTTTATTGGCACAACAAACTCATCTAGGTACTTGACTCAGGGGATGGGTAAGCGGAGATTCTGGCCGGTAAAGATTCCAAACAATTCAAACCGAATAGATTTAATTGGCATCGAAGTAGACCGAGAACAACTATTTGCCGAAGGCGTTTATTGGTTCAGACAAGGACACCCGTTCTACCACATGCCAAACGAATTACTAGACCCCGTAATCGGAGAGAAGATCATCGTCGACCCAATATCAGAAGCCGTCATCTCCGCTGTTCAGATGTACTCGGGAAAATTCTCTACCGCCGACGTATACCGTGCACTTGAACCGCTGGGCCTTGTCAATAAAGGACTCACATTCCCGATTGCAAAGCGCATCGAGGACGTCCTATCCAACGCCGGACTTCAGTCTTCCTTCGATGAAAAGAAAAAATGCACCTATTGGAGCAAACCCAAAGAACCCGACGTATTCGATTTTATTTGAGGTGACTAGGGCATAACAGGCATTGATGGCGTCATGAGGGAAACGCCTCTTTGCCTACCCTAGTCAAGTAAATAATAAACTTATACATCATGATAGACAACGGCAAACACGTGTTACAAAATTAAATAGTAGCCAACTGCCGGACTTGTTTCGGTAAGGGCAGGGCGAAGAAACATGCCGTAAGGGTGATCGGAAGGCAAAGCCCCCTCGTGTCTCCTAGGTGCCACCCCACACCTAAATCACCCTAGGGGTTTTCTTTCCAAAACTGCGCCAACGTAAAATTAGGACACGTCTTACCTGAGTCTAATTGTCGGTGAAGCTTTACGTCTTGTTCCGTAAGATTAAATCTTTTAATAAGATCTCGCACCAGCTTGCGAGCCGCGGTAAACTGAATACCATGGAAATCGACGAAGGTCCTTCCGCTCAGACAAACGCCAATACTGAACTTGTTGTGGTTCTGAACATGGGCCCCGACATCCTCTACCTTTCTCCCTTCCTCTATTGTGCCATCCCTACGAATGAAAAAATGATACCCAACGTCATCGTGCGTACCACTAACCCCATCCGGTCCTGTAAATCCGCGAAGCGTATGCCACTCCCTAATCGTCGCAATGTTGTCATGGGCTAGACGATCACTGTCCGAGCAATGCAGTACGATGAATTTTATTTTCCTCATGTCTCCCCTCAAGATATAATATCTCAGGAGGGTTTATGAAGACAATGACTGTTTTAGGGAGAAAAGTTAAAGTTAAAATAGTTGATGCTAAAGTCATTCAAGAAGAAACAGATGACCCCTACTGTGTGGCTTTGTACCTTCCATACACCATGACAATTTTAATTTCCAAAAACCTTGATGCATATTGGAGAAGATACTACTTATTTCATGAATTAACCCACCACATGATGTTCATAACTGGAATTGAACAAACTCTTCACAATTCTCTTATTGAAGTCATTTGCCAGTCTAATGCTGCTTTGATTGATGACATTATGAAGAATAAGTAGTTTGTTTGTGTGGGCACGGTTAGAAGTATTTTCTTGGTACAAAACGAAGATGTGGGTTACCCTCTCTATCTAGCTCACCGACACAGTTTATGAACTTCGGGAGATTTAGTTTAGCATAGTTGAAGGCTATTTTCTTTTGATCTGCTAGGCATCCTACGAACATATTGAAGATCATTCCCGCGGAAGTTTTATGCCATGTTATTTCTGCTTTCGAGTGGTAATGCCCTTGAACTGCGGAGACTCTTTCTTCTTTTGCCAATTTGCCATACGCCGAAGTCCGCCCATGACATAGATAAACCTGACCTTGATTTGTATGTAGTAGAATCTCATCATGCCAAGAATAAAGAGGGCAGCCATATAGCTCATTAAGCGGTTTAAGGAACGCATAGGGTACTCCGTGGAATTTAGCCTTTCGAAATATCAAAGAACCGTGGTTGGAGTTCAGGATGTACATTTTAGGAAATAATTGTGCCATTAGGTTCATGTCCTCTATGGCCATTTCTAATTCCTTCGAGGCAGCAGGCATCCCATCTTCCTTCTCATGGAAAGAAATTCCTGCATGATCTACCTCATCACCCACGGATATAATTAGATCGTATTTACGTTTAGCGTGAAGATCATAGAGAAACTCGTACCACCCGTTGATCGACCACGGAAAGTGGAGGTCAGAAATTAGAAGGACTCGTTTACCACGAGCATCTAAATTGAGCATGATTAATTGTTACATAGCCTGTCTTACATGCAACAATTATTTTTGTTTTTTGGATGTTAACAGATCAATTACTTTTTGAATGAGTGATGCTGTTTTAGTGTCGTTGTTAGCTAGTGCTTGCATTTTTTGTGCTTCGAGGTTGCTTAATGTTTTTGCTTTATTATCTACTGGCATTTTTTTGGAGCCGCTAGACATATTTCAAGCCTCTTTACTACATCTTGATAATGGTTTCTAAGTTTAAGGTAATCGTCAGGACTCACAGCTTGATAGCCATAACAATCAGTTTCATAGTCTCTTTGCCCATCGGTACATACACACTGACTAGCTTCAAGGACTACGCACGATTTGACTATCGGCGGTCTTATTCTTGTTGAGTTGCATCCCTGCGTACTCGACAAGGTAAAGAGCGCGGTTAAGATTGATAAGTTTAATCGAGTCACGTTGTGCCCTTGCGAGATTAATTTGTTTAATGATCTCTTCCCTCGTTCTATTAATCTCTTCATTCTGACTCCGCAATGTTTGGACTTTAAAGGATATGTATGCCTCAACTATTTGCTCTAATATCTTAGCGGATTTCTCCCAGGCCATTAAAGCAGAAACAATTGAGGCCCACATAATTAAGCCTTCTCGATTTCTTTAACTTTAGCATTAATCTTCAAGATCAGATCAACAGCTTCGGCAACATCAATATCCTTAGCCTCTTTCCATACCTCATCAATTGCCTTGAAAGCCTCGATGATTTCAGGGGCTTTTTTAATGAGCTCCATAAAAGCAGGCAAGTCTTGAAGATCGACTTTCTTGTCAGCAGAAATTTTCTTTCCTGCGATGACAATATGCCCAAGAGCATCTACCACTTTTTCAATTTTTTCAATTCCAAGTTTCTGACTCATATTCCCTTCCTTAGTTAAAGCCTTACGGCTGGTAAACCATAATTATCTAACCAGTGTTCTGTTTATCTCAAATCTCATATAGTCAAATCCAACAGGGTCATTTGCGGCATCCGTAGTTGACTCAAACCCAAAATGTCAGTTAGCTGGTCTACCCTTCTATCTGCCATAATGCCTCACAATACCAGCTTATCGCCGGCCGAATTTAAAAGTAAATAATTACCCGAAGCATCAAGTTTCAGAAAGCTAAAAGTAATTACCTACCCCGCCCCGACTTTCTGAAATAAAACAACGGTTAATGCAATTCCAATAAACATTAATACAACCCTATTATGCCCGTCGCTGTAGTCGACGTGCTCCAAACTTTCTGTACCCGAATAGGAATGACGGTTCCCGCTACGACGTTGGGAAACGTAACAATATTCCCGTCGAGCATTGTTACTCTTAGGTTTCCGTTTCCACCGATGTATATGGCCCTTGGCACTTCCACTAGATTAGAACTATCACTAGGAACAATGGATACGGCTTGAGTCGCCGGATGAAAAGGTTCCCTATTAAAAACCTTGAAGCGGTCCAATATATTCATAACTATTTCCTCTCAATAAGTGCCTTCTTAATTATACGCATATCGTCTTTCAGGTCGTCAAGTTTTGAATCAATATGCTTAATGTCGTCTTGTCTCCACTCTGCCACCCTCTCAATGACTTCCTTCTTAACCTCTGACTTAGCTTTATCAATATACTGCACAACACCAACGGTCATCGT